AGCGGTTGTTGTAATAAAAGCCATTATATCCTCCTAAGCCAGTACATATCGAACAGTACAATCTGAACTGCCCTTACGTTCCCATTGAAGATGCACTTCATCTCCTAAACCATGAGGTATTCTCAATGTATATATAGTATTGCCTCCCATTAGATAAAAATCATTAGATGTACTTAAATCATCAGTAGATGATGTTTTAAAAGTAAAGTATAAATCATTATCTGTTAAAATATGGATATTATGATATCCATCTACTCTGACTGCCGAAGCCGATGAACCAACAGTAGCTGCTGATTGAACCTGCCAATCACCTGCTGTGTCTATACCAAGTGATTCATGGGCTCTGAATTTTTGAGTATTTGCCATTATATTCTCCTATTAAACTAACTCAGCCTGCGGGGCGAGAATGCTCCCTATCTGAGTATGTTACATTAAACTAACTGATTTTAGTACCCTACTACCACCAGTTTTATCACGCTTTCTCATTCCATATCGTTTTATGGATTCATCAAATTTTAATTGATGAGCATTTGATAATTGCATTGCTGTAGCTGTTATATTAGGGTCTGAAGCATTACCAGCCTTATCCATATATAAACATTTCTTTACATAGTCAACTATCGCTAAATGCATTGTATTATCTAAATCTAATTCATCATTAATGGAAATGACACTATTTGGTTCACCATAGTAATGAAGTAATAACCCATCAGATACAGCTTCTGATATAGCCTGCCATTGTTTTCTAGCAGTAGTCCTAGTATTACCATCACTATCAACATTAGTAACAAGGCATAACTTGTCACCCTCTATAAACCATTTGGCTCTATCATCTGGATATTTAATACTACTAGCCATTATCTCTCATCCGGTGTTGTCAACGCTGATTCACTTGAGTCAGCATCCATTAATAAAATATTCTTATCTATCAGTCTTGGAATTTGTATATAATCACCATCTTCATCCATCAAATCTACTCTATAAACCTTATTAGCTTCAAGCTTATTTCCGCTAGAATCTTTAGCTTCATCACCTATTTTGTACCACATCTGGTCTGCAACTGTACTCATCTTAGCCTGTACCGGCTTTGTACTGTGCATTCCAACTTCTACTAAAGCATCATTAATAAGATTTAAAACGTAATTCTCAGGAGCACCGGGAAATACTTGATGAACCCGACTTACGAGTTGTTTTACTGATATTTTATGTACAGCCATTATTCTTTATATCCACCTAAAAGTTTTTGAATACCACCTTCATAATCTGCTTGAAGTTTTGCCTGTTGTTTTTCATACCAACTATAATGAGATGTATCTACAGCCAATCTTGATTGAACTTCATTCGAATATGCCTGTGCTATTGCAATTTTTGATTGAATCTCACCAATATAACTTTGAGCAACTGACGCAAAACCCTGAGCCGCTTGTAAATAGTCTTTAGCATTTCCTAAATACCCATTTGCAACTTTACTATATCCATCGGCAACTCTTGAATATCCAGCCCCATTTGAAATATACGCTTGGGCTACACCTACCTGAGACTGTACTTGCTGAACCCTAGCTGAAACTTCATTAACATAAGCCTGAACTTCAGAAGCTGATGCATTAGCCTCTGATAAAAATGCATTACCAAGATTAACTCTATTACCACTTGTATTAGTAAATATACTGACACTATTAGAATATGCCTGAACTTCCGCACCAAACGCTTGAGCCGCCTGTACATAATTACCAGCGGTAGATATAAAACCTTGTACAGCTTGTGATTTCGCAGAGGTAAATCCTCCCCTAGCCGAAACTTCCTGAGCATATCCATTAGCCTGAGCAATTCTTTGTTGGGCCTCTTGTAGATATGCATTACCAGATTCTACTCTTGCACGAGATTCTTCTCTCTTAGCCTGAGCCTGAGATAATCTTGATGATACTTCAGTTGCATATCCATTAACAATATTAATTTTACCTTGAATCTCATTAGCATATCCCTGAGCGGCTGAAATATATCCCTGAGCCACTCCTACCTGAGACCCTACTTGACCAGTTCTAGCTGATACTTCACTGGCGTATCCTTGAGCTTCTGATAATGAAGCTTGAGCCTCACTAATATATTGAGCACCAGCATTAGCATATCCTTGGGCTGTAGATATATATCCATTTGCCAATTCTATATCTTCAGCATCAACCTGAGCATTAGCCAAATCAACTTCAGGATTAACCAAGTCAAATTCAGTATTAGCTAAAGCAACTGCGGTATTAACTCTACCAAGGGCTGTAGTAATAGCTGCTACCGCTGTATCAATATTAGAATCAACAAGAGATGCGGATTCAGCCAATTCAACAACAGCAGCATCAACTTGAGTATTAATCAAGTCACATACAGTCTGAGTTTCATCCAATTCTGTAATAAATTTACCTAGAGATGTATTTACAGCCCCTTCACTATCAGCCTCACCTAAAGAAAGTAAAGCATCACATTTATCAAATTCAGTATTAGCTTCACTACAAATCTCATCAACTTTATCCAATTCTGTATTAATAGCAGTTAATGCGGTAGCAAAATCAGAAGAATTATCTGTCTGTGAAACTATCTCATCTACTTCAGCATTTGCCAAAACAATTTCAGCAACTGCACTATCTACATTTGTATTGATTGCTGTTAATGCTGTGGCTATAGCAGAATCATCAGCCTCTCCTTCCGCTTGAGCGGCTTCTAAAACACCAGCATCGAATTGGCCATTAGCTAATATAACTGCGGTATTTATTCTTCCTGCCGCAGTAGCGATTGCGGCCGTAGCAGTATCAATACCAGAATCCACAAGTGTAACAGCCTCTCCAAGTTCCGCAGTCGCCTTATCTAATTCCGCATTATCTAATCCAACTTCTGTCGCCATTTTATCAACTTCAACATTCGCTAATACAATTTCAGCCACTGCAGAATCAGATTGAGTATTAATTAAAGCTATTTCAGTATGAACATTATCCGCTATAGATAAACATTCATCAATTTCAGCATTAATTGCAGTCAATGCTGTGGTAATATCAGAATTAGATGACTTATCACCTAAAACATTTTGTAATGATTTAATAGCCCCATAAAGAGATACAAGATACTCAGCCTCATCAGGAAATACTGATATTGCAGAATCACCATAGGCTACTGAAGGATATTGAACTTCATCATATTTACATGAACCAGCTTCAGGAAGAGCATTCAATTTATTATTCTCAGTATAGAATACAGGGTCAGTAGAACTGGCATATCCCATTTCATCAGGGTCATTAGCATATCCTTTTTCATCAGCCCGTATTCTTCTGCATACTCTGTCAAAATCACCATCATTACGATATACTCGAAGTACCTTACCAGTATTCATTGTTTCAGCCTCACTACCCGGCATAACAGATGTGAATGTCTGTTGAGATGCACACCAGTCAAGTAAGTTAGGAGGGAGTATATTTATAATCTCCTTAGCTCCATCAGTGAGAAACTGAGTCAGTTCAGTCTGAGTAGGAGCACTACTCCCATCTATTGACAGACTTGTTAAACCTTCTACCTGTGCTTCAAAAGTTGCCATTACGCACTCGCTATAAACATTTCTAAATCACATGAACCAGTATTTGCATCAGCTTGAATATTTGTTAAACTTCCGAAAGCTGTATCAGAAGCAGCATCAGCATCTTGAGTTGCATTAAAAACAGCCGTCATACCGTTAGAATTATCACCATTCCAAATAAAAGATTGTCCGTAGTCAAGCTTAATAGCAGCCTCATCATTATCTTGATTCCTAAATGTTAATGTAATAAAATTTGAAGTATCTTTATTAGTAAATCTTATATATCTAACATCAGCTGCGACATAGTGTCCAGCGGAAGCAGCGGCTGAACTAAATGTAGCTATTGTAGATTCAGTAGTTGTAATAGTTAATATTCTTTTAGATATTTCATTTATACTGCTAATCTCCAATGTTCTTTTAGAACCATAGTCTTGATTATCAAGTACAATATCTTCCTGTATTTTTACTTTAAGAGTAGCCATTACTTCTTCTTCCTTCTACGTGATTTTTTCTTTTTATAAGATACTTTCTTACCAGATTTTTTTGCAGCTTTTTTAGCTGCCGCTTTTCCCTTTTTAGTATAGGGATAATGTTTTTTACCAACTCTTGGCATGATTTCTCCTATTCATTGATTTGATATCTTCTGCTACAGTTGTAGGAGTTAATTCAATATCAGTTCGTTTACCTAATTGACTCATCATGAATAAATTAGTAGTAAACTTAGTCTCAGATGTTTTTTTACCACACTTACGACAGTAAAACCATCTTTCTGGATTAGGAGATTTACAATGAATACAATCCATCATGCTCCACTAACCACCATTGTAAGTATTCTGTCTCCATTTAACTGAGTATGAGTAATAGATATTACCTTATTAGTTGTAGAATCTAAACTAGTAACATAATCTTTTACATCTCTAGCTAAAGTACCTGTATCACTTGCTTCTGTATTCGTATTAGCAAAGTGAATAAATACTTTTGTTTTTACATTTGCATATGCAGCCATAACATCTCCAATTTAATTCTTTGGATTTCGGGGGCCGCCCTTTATACGACAACCCCCACAGTTCCCACTGCTAACTTTATTTGTTAAGTTTATGATGTAGTAACAGCTCCATCTTTACCAGATTGACCATTTAGAAACCAATGTCCGCCATAAGCGTCAAGTTCTAAATAATCACCCTTCAATGCGGATGTTCCTATAATAACATTAGAAACTCCAGTTGCTCCATCAGCACTTGAACCGGGGCCATCGTCACCAGTATCGACTTCAGTCTCATTAACTTTACCAAATACAATAGCACTCCCAGCAGCGATAGTTACCGCTCCAGTTGGAGTGTTTTCCTGTACCCAGAATTTATAATTAACACCGTCTTCGATATCTCCTCCGGTTGGCAAGGTAACTGTAAAAGCCCCTCCAGAAGATTCTAGATAGAATTCTTTTCCACTATCAGCTTCCGTAAGAGTTCTTGCAGCTCCAACAAGTTCTACTTTCTTTTTCCAGTCAGTATGTTGGCTATTATGATTTAGATAGTCACTTCTCATTTTACACACCCTCCAAATTAATCAAAGCATGCGTTTCAGGAAGACCAACTTCAAGACCTGCTTCTGTAAGAATCATGTCTTTACGTAAATCTTCATCCGCTGCCTGAACATTTGTCTGGATAGAAGTGTCTCTATTAATACCATTACCAACAAGAGGTCTGTAAGATACATGGTCTAAATCAACCATACATAAGAAACCTGCTGCCATACCTCTAAATAGAGGTTCTTTAACAAGAGAAACATCGCCATGAACAGTTTCAATTCTCATTACCCTATGTCCAAATGTACCTTCACTTTTCTGGAAGTTATAAGCCGCAGCTCCTGCATCAGTCATATTGAAAGAATTATCAATAAAACCACTCAGTTTATTAAAGTGTGAAATAACAGGTAGACTGGCTAATGCCAGTTTTGCTGAACTTCCACCCCTTGCTGGGTCAAATATAACTTCGAAGTCAGAAAGTAGGTCGTCATAAGTCCATTGGGCAGCTGTATTAGATTTAAAATAAGCCTTGTCTTCTGTGTAAGACATTTGACTACCATCTAATACTGCCTGAGACTGTGAATTTGCAATGATATGACCTGCGATACCATCAGTATAGTTAATACTATTCTGACTACCACGCATACCATACAACATCGCCCGTTCAATGTCAACTTTGTGCTCTCTTAGTTTGAGATTCCAGATACGTTGCCACTCATCAGCATAACCACGATAAACAGTTGCCCTAGACGTATTCGTCATTTCGGCAGCTGTTTTGAATATCTGTGTATATCCATAATCATGGTCAAGCTTTTGTGACCAAACATCCGGAGCCCCTGAGCCTTCTTCAAATGCAGTTCCGATAACAGTACACTTCGTATTATCATCCACAGCCGTAGTAGAACTATTAGCCGCAGCAATAGTAGTTGCTGATACTGTTGTTACAGTGGAAGATGTCTGTACAACACTATCCAACCGAACAGTACACCATTCAGGTTGAGATGTTGAATCATCGTCTTCACCGATAGAAACTACCATACCGGGAATAAGCCATGCGACATTAGCCCCGCCTGATGTATCAAATGTAATTGATGTTGAACTACCAGCCGCAGCAACTGTAACAGCTGCCTGAGCCAAGAAAGCCCTATCAGTAATTGATACTTTTGTTCTATCTTCTAAAAATCGAAACTGAGAATCTGAAGTAGGTACTTTTGCTACTTTTGACAGATATACGAAGAATGGAGATTCTTCCGGGGCAAGTTCTGAAACTCTATCACTAAAGTCGAATAATCGTCTTGTGTGAAAATCAGTTGCAGAGGTACCCGGAGTTCTAGCTCCGCCCGCCGATAAACTGCCTGCACTATATGTTGCCATATTAAGTACTCCTTAGTTTATTTTTGTAAAACACTACTTCTGCTACCCGCACTCATGATGGAATCCCACATCGCGTCCTTCTCGGACTTCGGTTGATTGGCCTCTTGGCCTTGTAGAACTCCTGCAGTACGGGGAGCCTCTCTTGCGGCTTTCACCGCACCAAATGAATCAGGAACAGGTTCATTAGATGGCAGTACACCAGAGTTTTGATTACGTGATTTAAAAACATCAACTAATGTATCCAGAGTCATACTACTACCCGGGTCAGTTGACCATTCCATAAATTCACGAACCTCTGATTCTGTCATCTTATGAGTATTCCTTAAATCATTCATCGTATTATTAATCAGCATCTGTTCCTGCACTTGTGCATTCTGTTGTCCGATTGCCTGACTCACCACTTGATGTTCCTGCTGTTGCCGAAACTTAAAACTTGGTGACTCTGGTTTATAATACGCATCCCAAGGATTAAACTCATCCTCAGGTAGCGAAGACTGACTACTATTAACATTGGTTTGTTTCTGATTCTTAGCGAATTCTTGAGCTAAGTATTCCATATCCTGTTTCATCTTGTCGTTCTCGGATTTTTGCTTGTCATACATCGACTGAAACTTCCGAGTCTCATTCTCCCAATCCACCTGATATCTTTCACTACCCTCAACACCGCGGTCAGCAACAGGGACATCTTCATATCCAAGTTCTTGGCTAAAACCAGTATCTTCTAATACTTGACCTTCTTCATTGACTTCATTCATAATTATCTCCTTGCGATATCCTTAAACTTAGGGAATAGAACCAAGGCCTTCTCCAAATTCTTCTATTTGGGGCTTCAATTTTTCCATTTCAAGCTGTACCGCGTTACTGAGTTTATTAGATTGTACTCGCCTGTCGGCTTTCGCATCAGACTGCACCTCGGAAAGCTTGGATTTAAATTTCTCAACTTCAACCCGTTTCCTGTCAGATACAGACTCTCTCT